CCCAAGTTCTTCGCAGACGACGCGAAAGTGAAGACGAAGGTCTGCGCGACTGAGTACCCTTTCCGCATGCTCGTTGTTTATCCGGAGCGTGGTAAGGGGTGGACTTATCAGGAGTTTTGAGCGATGCCCCGAAAGAATGAAGAACAGACCAAAACACAGGCTCCCTTAGGGACCGCAACACTGCTGCCGAGAAGGGCTGCAGAGTTTCTGCAGTCAGCAGCCGCAGAAGCAAAAGCTCTGCCGCCTGAGTCAATGCGGCGCCGGCAAGTTATCGACAAAGCAATCATTCTGGTGAAGCGTGAGTTCCCCGAATTCTTTTTCCGATAAACGCATGATTGCCGTGTCTCGATTGGGTGTGCCGATCGGCGAGGATTCGCCTCATGCGAAATACACCGATAGGGAAGTTGATCTTGTCCTGCAGTTGCGCGGCGAGGCATTCAGTTATCGGCAAATTGCCCGAATGATGGAAATGCCTCGGAGCACTGTCTTTGCCATTTGCACGGGATTGATCCGGGGAAAGATTCCTCACGCATATCGGAGACAGAAGTGAAAAAAGACAGAAAGAAAAAACTCTCCAGCATGCAGCTTAAGTTCATCAACGAATATATGAAGGGTAAAACTGCAACTGATGCGGCAAAAATCGCTGGATATTCGGCAAAAACAGCGGCGATTCAAGGATCTCAACTCCTTAAAAATCCTTTAGTCATTTCAGAGCTTGATAGGAGGCGAAAAATCATGGAAGAAAAGACCGGATACACAGTGCAGAAGTGGCGGGAAGAGCTCCTGGAGATCCGAGAAACTTTGTCTGAGAAAATCCCCGTTTATCAGAACGAAGACGGCGAAGTGATCATGGGCCTCAAGGATGCACCGTCTCTGCTTAAGGCCTACGACATGCTCGGCAAACACTTAGGCGCCTACTCGAAAGACAACGAGAGCAAGTTAGAAGGCAAGATCGAGTTTGTTTGGGATGACGGCAAGAAGCAGACGGAGACGGAAGAATGAAAGTCGTGATTCCCTATCGTCCCCGCTTTCCCCAGGACGAGATTCACAAACAGCTCGAGACACATCGATTCTGCGTTCTGGTTGCTCACCGACGCTTAGGCAAGACAGTTCTGTCTGTGAATCACCTCATCAAGCGGGCCATTACGGACCGTAAAGAGCGCGGAATGTATGCCTACCTTGCTCCATTCCGTAACCAGGCCGAGCAGATCGCCTGGGGATACCTGAAGCACTACATATCACAAATCCCTGCAATCTCGATCAACGAACAAAAGCTTTCGATTCTTTTGCCTAACGGTGCAACGATCCGGATCTTCGGTGCTGATAATCCCGACGCTTTAAGAGGCATGTACTTTGACGGCGTAGTGATCGATGAGGTTGCGCAGATTAAGCCGACCCTTTGGGGAGAAGTGATTCGTCCGGCACTGGCTGACAGAAAAGGATGGGCCGCTTTCATCGGAACGCCTAAAGGCATCAACCTCTTCTCTCAGTTATACGATCAGGCTTTGAACCTCATGAGCAAAGGTGATCCGGATTGGAGTGCAATGCTTTATTCCGTTGAGCAAACCCATGTCATTGATGAAAAGGAACTGGCGGCGCTCAAGGTCGAAATGTCTGAGAACGAGTTCCGGCAAGAGTTTCTCTGTGACTTCTCGGCCGCTCAGGACAACGGCTTGATTCCGATTGACGATATTCGTGCCGCGGCCAATAAGTTCTATCGAGAGAGCGAATACATGGGCGCTCCCCTTATCTATGGCATTGACGTTGCACGCTTCGGATCCGATGCCTCGGTCATCTTTAAGCGCAGAGGGCTCGTTGCCTTTGAGCCGATTGTTATCCGGAAGTTTGACAACATGGCATTGGCTGATCGCATCGCGGTAGAAATGGCCAAAGAAAAACCCGAGGCCGTATTCATTGACTCAGGCGCCGGACAAGGCGTAATCGACAGACTTCGCCAGATGCGCTTTGATGTCGTGGAGGTTCCCTTCGGTGCGCAGGCCATCGACAAGGAACAATTCGCAAACCGCCGCATGGAGATGTGGTGGCACATGGCTCAATGGATTAAGCAGGGCGGTGCTATTCCTCCGGATCCTATTTTACAGGGAGACTTAGGCGCTCCGACTTACGGCTACACGCCTAAAGGCCCTAAGATCCTCGAGGCTAAAGACAAGCTCAAGGAACGCATCGGGCGATCTCCGGACTTAGCAGACGCTTTGGCTCTGACCTTTGCCGCACCCGTGGCTCCGAAACTTTCCCGAAGTATGGAGCGCGCCATCTATGGCGCGAATGATTCTTACGATCCTCAGGAAGCCTTTGAATCTGAGTATTGGAACTCATAACACCGTCCATAAACCCTGCGTCTGAGCCTAGACAATGGGCTCATGAAAATCATTGACGCGTCCTTAGTTGAAATCATTGACCGTTGCCGTGAGCTTATTGACTCGGCAATGTCGGAGGCAGGCTTGCCTAACCGAAAGGCTGTTCCGGATCGTTCGATCTACAAGATCCTGAGCGAAGGCACGGACTCCTTCGGCCTCATTGTTGAAGACCAAGGGAAGCCAATCGGGTTTGCTTCGGTCTTTGTCTTTACTCACCAGCACAGCGGCGAGACCTTCGCGCAAAACGATGCGATCTATCTGGCGCCGGAATATCGCAATACATCA